CCTTTCTAATCCAGTAACCCAACTATATCCATCGACCCACTCTAATTGGTCCGCCGTTGCTTCTTCAAAAGATTCCACAGAAGGAAAATCTACTACCTGCCATTTTAAAAACTTGCCGCCGAAAATGTTTAGGCTGCGGGTTATTTTCATTTTTTTGATTACAGCGTATAGGGCATTAGTTGGTTTAACTTTTCGCCTAAAACCTAAGAAGGAAAACAAATCACCCTTCCCGCCAAGAATATCTGCGAAATCATTACTTCCAAACCCTGGCCCATATTCAAGAGCTTCAATCACTGGCAAGTTTCTAAACTCTGCGAGCATTTCATTCTTTCTCATTTGGAAAACTTTTTGAGTGGGGCGCTCTAAAAATTCCCCGACTGTTTTTTTAACAAGCGGGAGGTCTATTTGGTTTTTTAGTTGGGAAATTAAATTCCCTATGCGCGATTTGCCCATGTTACTCGTCCGTTGGCGTTAAAAGATACTCGTAATATGGAGAATATTCGGGGCCAAACATTGCAATTTGCCGAGCATTTGAAACGATAGCGAATCTTTTGCCGTCTAGCTCTATTCTGCGGGCATCTTTTAAAAATTCATTGGCCGCACTATCTACTTTGATTTTTACTGAGCCTGCTGGTAGGGCAACTTTGTTTTGTCCGCCCGTAGAAGATGAGCCGTCACTAAAAGAGAATAGTTCTTCGTCTCCTTTTAGGTATCTGATGCGGGCCTTGAAAGTTAGCGATACTGGGGTGTATTCAAGATTTGTTTGGCCGTAAAAAGAATTGTAGCCCGAATCTGTAGAGATAGAAACCATTTCGCCGTCTTTATAAGCAACAACTTCGCGGGCGAATGTTTCGTGGATGTTATTAATCACGTCGCTGATGCTGGTTTTTTGGGCGCTACTTAAATAGGAAATGGCCATACTTTAATTTACACGCCTTGCTTTTCTGGCGGATAAATCTGCGGCTGAATTATTTTTTCGCGGCACCCATTTAAATACAACTTGGTTGTGATTATTTTTCGCGGCCAAAAGTTTTTCCCATAAGTCTTGGTTTTTTACGGGTTTATTATTGTAGTTTTTCCACCCGTTCTTTAACCATTTATGAATATACTTAGTGGCTCCACTTACTACATACTGGGAATCCGACAGGATAATTATCTCTTGAGGGTCTAAGAAGTGAGACAAGGCTTTAATCGCGGCAGTCAATTCCATTCTATTCGATGTTGTTTCCGAGAACTCCATTCCAGAGAAGCTTTTCCCATTTATTACATAAGACCATCCTCCTTGTCCAGAGGAAAGATCATAAGAACCATCTGTATTTATGTAAACCATCTAGTTATAATAGCATAACTCTATATTCTAAGTACTCTTTACTCTCTAAGTTTCTTACCCTTTAGGGCAGTCGGGCAGTTTTTTGTCTGCCTTTGTGAGGAGATACTATTTCAGCCATTGAAGGTTTAGAATGCTTTGTCGGTATAGTTCGGCTTGCGCCTATCTGTCTTCCTCGCCTTAATTCTATGCTAGGTTAAACTCATAGAACACTTGGGCACTGTTGAAACCGCTGGGTTAGCTGACGAATCGAACAGACGTTGTGCCTCAAGTTGGTTTCTCGCCCCTTCGGATTTCTCCTAATGCGATACGATGGAATCTTAACTGGGTTCTCCCCACGGCAAACACTTAACTCTGATTTTACCCATCATGTTAAATGTCGGCAACTGCTGAAAACTGCCCTAAAAACAGCGTTGCGGTTGCATTCATCCTTGTCAACTGGTCGTAAAAAAGCCTACGACTGGCCTTTGGTTATGTCTCTATATATTACACTTATTCGCGCTTTCGTGTAAAGAAAAACAAGGAACAGGAAAAATGACAGCAAAGGACCAACTTTTGGCGGCTCAACACGCCCAAATCAAAACTCTATACAAGAGCCTACTCAGAGAAATCGAAGACTTGAAAGAAGAGTTTGACGAGCGTTTTCGACTTTTTCAAGATCAACTGCCGCCAGAATATTTAAAAATGTTAATTGCGGCGAATCCTTTTACTGAGGACCGATTTTTTCGTTTGCGCAAAAGAATTTTAGATTCAGGCAACGATGTTGAACGTGCGCTGGTTGGCGAGTCTGAAAGGTATAGCGTTTCTTTTGTTTTTAAAAATTAGTTTTTCGTTAATATAAATTATGACCAACCCCGACAAAACTCTCTACTCCTTCTTCGTTAATCGCAAAGTGGAGAAGTCAAAGAAAGAAGTCTCAACAGACGAATCTGGCGCTGAAATTGTTAAAACAATCAAAGAAATTGTTGACGAACCTGTAAAAGTTGTCACTTATCGCCCAAATCGCCGCCAAGATGATTTGGCTGAAGAAGAATACGCTGTACAGTTTTCAAAGTTTCTAAAAAAAGGTTTGATGACCAAAGCTATGCTTTCCAACAAGTATAGCGACAACGGCGGATTAATGAGTGAAACAGATTCAAAAGAATACGCCCGACTTCTCAAAGAGCTTGAAGGCTTAAAAGATGAGCATGTTAAAAAGTCTGCTTTCGCTAAGGATGGAAAGAAAAAAAACAAAGAACTAGACGAACTCGGCGAAAAAATTATTGAATTGAGCCAAACTCTTCTCAGAATTGAGAATCGCTACCAAAATCTCTTTTCTCTCACTGCCGAAACAAAGGCTGAAACAAAGAGGCTCGAATGGTATTTGATGAACCTATCTTTCATGGAGGAAGACGGCAAACTAATTCCAGTTTTTAATGGGGCCGACATTGAAGAAAAGCGCGAAGACTATTACAAAAAAGAAGAGAGCGCCGACGAAGTTTACTCCCAAATCATTCGCAAACTCTGGTTTGTTTTTGCAATTTGGCAGAACAATCGCGCAATCTCCACTGAAGACCTCGAAAATTTCCTGAAAATGCTTGAGGAAAAAGATGGAGAACAGTGATTACATTGAGCTAGTCTCTGAAATTTTTCAAGGTTACACCGAGTTGATTGTAAAAGGTCGCTCGGTTTTCTTGCGTCATGTCTCGCTCCAAGATCAAGCGAAGCTCTCTGCCTTAATTGAAAAACTCACTGAAGAGAAAATCGCACTAGGAATGTCTTCCGAAAAGGACCGACTAGAGTTTCTAAAGAAAGAAAAACTTTGGGGCGAAAATGATGATTTGGAGATTGTTGAAAAGGAAAACTATGTTTCAAACCTGTCTCAGACAAAGAAAAAAGTCGCGCTTCCTTCTCAGCAAAAAGCTATTCAAAAGGAAATAGACGAAGAAACGGCCAAATTAAATCTTTTGCGGGCAAAAAAAAGAGAATTAATCGGCCCAATGACAGCAGAAGATTTTGCGGCCAAAGAGGCTAACGAGAAATTTATTCGCAGCGTTTTATATACTTCCCCATCTTTCAGTGAGTTAGCTTTTTCGCAAAATGATTTTGATGAGCTTAGCGATGAAGAACTTTTCGATGTTTATAATCAATATCAGCGAACAATGGAGCGTTTGAGTGACGAAAACATTCAAAAGGCCGTTCTTCAGGATTTCTTTAGTTCTTATATTGGTTTTTGCGATAAGTCAATGGATTTTTTTGGTAAGCCGATAATTAATTGTTCTTCGGCCCAAAGAAGTTTGTTGATTTGGGGTCGCTGTTTCTTGAATATTTTCCAGAATGTAGAAAAAATTCCTGACTCTATCCGAAAAGACCCTAAAGCCTTGCTTGATTTTGCCGACAATTCTCGAAACAGAGAAAAAGTTAAAAATAATTCCAAGGGCAAAGAAGGCTCAACATCATTTGTGATGGGAACAAAAGAAGACGCCGAAGCTCTTTCTGACGGCGCAACTATTGGTAATTTAGCCGACGAATTAAAAAGTTCGGGCGGATTCTTATCTCAGAATGATCTTCTAAAAAGAGCTGGCGTGCGCGTGTAATTCCTTAGAAGGAAAAGGAATGGCGAACATACCCACAGTAGAAATCGGTTTTACACCTAGCGAAAGAAGCGCTATTAACGCTCTTTCGAGAGTTCAGAGCATTGCGGACAAGCGTCCAATTAAAGTTGCCTTTTCTACTGACACGAAATCCCTTAAAGAGCTTGACTCTGGACTTGGAAAACTTTCGGGCCGCGCAGATGAATTTACAAAGAGCTTAGAAGCATCCAACGCTCGCGTGCTAGCTTTCGGCGCTTCTGTTTCTATTATTGCGGCGATTCAGAGAAGTTTCTCGAATTTAATTAAATCTACCATTGATGTAGAAGCGGCATTCAAGAAAATTTCTGTTGTCGGCGATCAATTTGCAAAAACTTCTGGCGATTTAGAGAGATTTGGCCGTGGTATTTTTGATATTGCCCGTCAAACAGGTCAGGCTTTTGATGTGACTTCTGAGGCTGCTCTTGAATTTGCTCGTCAAGGTTTGAGCGCTTCCGAAACTCTTACTAGAGTAAAAGATGCTCTTGTTTTGACTCGATTGTCTGGAATTGATGCTGCTAGTTCAGTTGAAGGTTTAACTGCTACTGTTAATGCTTTCAAAAAGGAAGGCGTCACAACAACAGACGTTCTCAATAAGCTGATTGCTGTTGATAATAAGTTTGCTGTTTCCAGCGCCGACTTGATCGAGTCTCTCAAAAGAAGCGCCTCTGTTGCTCAGTCTTCTAATGTTAGTCTTGACGAGCTTATTGCAACAACTACGGCGCTCCAAGAAGTCACGGCTCGCGGTGGTCCCGTTATCGGTAACGCCATCAAAAGTATTTTAGCCCGCTCTGGTAGAAGCGAAACAATTCAGGCGTTTAGAAATTTAAAGGTTGAGGTTCAAGATATTAATGGCAACTTGCGCCCATCTATTGAACTGCTTACAGACTTCTCTTCTAAGATAAAGAATCTTCCGCAGCTTCAAAAGAATCAGGCTATTAGCGATTTGGCTGGCGTTTACCAGTTGAATACTGGCACTGCTCTTATTGATATTCTTGCTGAACTTGAAACTGGCGCAAGTCGCTATAGAGATGCTTTATCGACAACAAAAGAAGCTACCAATGAAGCTGATGTAGCAAACAGAAAACTTAACGAATCCCTTGACTCTCAATTAAAAGCTCTTCTCGCTACTGGAACTGAGCTTGGGTCTTTAATTGGAAATATTTCCATTGCGCCGCTTCTTTCCGAAGGGTTATCTAAGGTTTCTGGCGTAGGAGATTTTTTAATCAAGGAACTCAGGGCTTCTGGTCCAAATTTAACAAAGGCCGCTTTTGAGGTTCTTCAGGACGCTTTTCTTGTTGCTGGAACTGCTGGTGCGGCGGCGATTGTTCTTTTTGTTAAAAAGTTTGCGATTTTTGCAAAGGATAGCATCTCTACAGTTTTGGGTTTAAATGCCGCCCAAAAAAACCAAGAGAACATTCAGCTAAGCATCTTAAATGTTCTTCGCTCTAGGCAAGATATTGCGCAGCAGATTTATAATCTTTCTGGCAATGAAGTTGCTCAGACTCAAGTGTTAGCGAATCTTTACAAGAGAATTGCTGATGAGAACGCTCGCAACTTGTCGATTTCCAATGCTGTTGCCAAAAACATGTCTGGCGCTTTTGTTGTTGGATCAAGCGGCGTTCCAGTCCAAAAGGGCAAGGCGAGAGGCGCTTCAAGGGGCTTTGTTCCTGACCTTGTTCAAGCTGAATTTAATGATGTAAAAAGAGGTGTTGGCGGCGCGAAAAGTAATTCGGGAATTATTGTCCTAGATGATTTTCCAATGGGCGGAGGCAAAAAAGGCCCAATGGTAATGAACTCCTCAGAGGCTATCATGCCAATGGGAAGCAAAGGCGCGGCTGTTCTTAATCAAGATATGCTTGATCGGATGGGCTATGGAAAAAGGGCGGCAAGGGGCGATGTTCCGTACTTATCAAAAGCGGAGAACTCTGTTCGAGCAGAGTTACAGAAAAAACGTCAAGACGAGCTAAAAAAACTTGAAAAAGAAGCTAGTGATGCCCTTAAAGCCAAACAGAAAGCCGAACTTGATGCCGCAAAAGCTGCCGAAAAGCAGGCTAAAGCCGCGCAGAGAGAGCAAGAAAAGCTCGCTAATCAAGAAATTGCTGAAGCTAAAAAGCGCCAAAAAGCTCTTGAAAAAGCAAATAAAGAAAGGGAGCGGGCTGATAAAATTGCTCAAGAGACTGCTCGTAAATCCGCTGAGGCAGAACTAAAAGCAGCAAAAGCCAAGGAGGAGGATTTCAAAAAGAAATTCCCAGTAACCGCCCAACTTCAGCGCGATCAACAACTTCGTGTGAGCGGAAAATTGTTGCCGCCAATTTCTGGCGGATTTGGAGCATTTGGAAGATCAACCCAAGAAGATGTTTCTAGATTAATTTCTAGCGCTCAGCTTGAGAAAGCTAGGAAATCTCTTGGGGGGCAGTTTATTGATTTATTTGGATCATCGCTTTATCCGCAGAACAAAACTCAGTTTTCAGGATTAGCTCAAGCTCCAACTGTTCTTAGTGGCGAATCTTTCAGAAAAAGACAAGAACTTGTAGCTGGAATAGAAGCGTCTCAAAATCCGCCTATCTCAGAAAGGTTAAGGCAACAGAGAGAAAGGATAGCCGCTGGTCCTCGCTTTTTAGCTGGCCCTGCTGAAGGAAAACTTTCTCTGACAGATAGACTTGGAGAAAAGAGTATCCAAAGCATAAACGATGTTTCTCGCGCTCTTTCTGATTTAGCTCCAGAATTTATTCGGGCAAAAAAAACATTCAGCGAAGCGAGTATCGAACTTGGCGCTCAAGTTTCTGGTGTATTTTTCGGCGCAAGCGTTGTTGAAAACGGCTTAAAAGGACTAGGCTACGAAGTTGGCAACATGGTTAATGTTGTTCGCGATGCGACTATTGCTTTCTTGGCGATTAAGAAACTTGGCGAATTAAAAAGCGGCGGCGGACTTGTTTCGTCTTCTTCTGGTTTTCTTGATAAAGTTTTAGGCGAAGATTTTAAAAGAGGCCGCAAACTTGGAAAAAGGTCTGGACCTCTTTCTGGCGTCGAAATGGATTTTCTCTCTCAAAGCAAAGGAGCTTCTCGCGGATTTAAAGTTCAAGGGGCGCTTCAAAGTGTTTCCGCTTTTGGATCAAAGGTTGTGGGACTTTTGCCTGTTGTAGGCCAATTCGCCGCTGGACTGGTTGCGACTGTTAGTATTCTTGATTCTTTTGGTATAGATGTTGTTGGTAATTTGAGAAAATCTTTTGGCGGCGTTTCTGAAGAAACTGAAAAATTACAAGAGAATTTTAAAGAACTATCTCAGAGCGCTTTTAAAGGTAGCGAGTTTATTGGTATTGGAGCGGCAGACTTTTCAAGAAGTTTGAAGAATCAACTTTCCGAGATTAAGGAGAGAATTGAGGCGGAAAGACTTGGAGTAGTCACCAAAGGAAAGACTCAGCCAGAAATCAGAAAAGAAGCCCTTTCAAAAGAGATTGAAAATGTTCTTAATCCGCTAAAAACTGGCAGAACATCTAAACAGAGAGAACTTCAAGGCGGATTTATTGGGAGATTTGCAGAAGTAACGAGAGAGGAGTCTTTCTCTAATCTTGACAATAACACTAAGCAAGCTATTCAAAAAACGCTTGGGCAAATCGCGTTGCAGCCATTTAAAGACCTTAGTAAGGTTGCTGAGTCTCAGTTGGGTCTAACTCCTCAAAAAATCAATGAGCTTGGTTTAACTGGGATTAGAAAGCTACTTTTAGAAAAAGCTGCGGCAGATGTTTTTGCCGCCATTAAAGACATTCCGATTGGAAGGGATATTCCAGTTGATTCGGAAAGCAGTCTTAATTTCTTAACTCAAACTGTCGCAAAATTTTCTCCAAGCGGGGTGAAAGCCGCATTACCCGAAGAAAAAAAAGGAAAGTTAAGACCAACCTCCGACCTTCAACAAGCTCAGGCACAAGTTAAAGCCGCTCTTGAATTAAGGAAGCTTCAGTTGGACTTCTCTTCGGAGGAAGAGAGAATTCTTCAAACTAGACTTCGTACGTCTGAAATTGATGATGTTTCCAAGGCTAATCTTCAGGCTCAACTTGATCTTCTTGCTAAACAGAGAGAGATTCGCTCATCTATTCTTTCCGAAGCCGAAAGCGGGTTAAATGAACTTCTTTCTCTTGACACAATCAAGGATTCTGACCTATTAACGACGGATATTCAGAAAATTTTAACTGAAATCAAAACTCTTGGCGGTTCTGCTGATGATGCAAAAGCTAAGATTCAGCAATTATTTTCAGCAGAAAGTTTTGTTAGCAGCACTGAAACTGACAATTTAAAGACTCGCATTTTTGAGAGACTAGACGGATTAAAACAAATTTCTGCCGAACAGCTTAGACAAGTTGATATTTCTGGAAAGCAAGCGGAGGCCGAAGCGAAAATTCTAACGCAGATTCGTGAGCGTCAGCAGTTAATGGATTTAACCTTCTCTTTAAGAAGAATTGGAATCGAAACACAAAAAACTAACCTTGAGGGCCAGATAGGATTAATTGGCGCTCAAAGTTCTAACCCAAATCTTACTACTCGTCAACAAGATTCTTCTAAAATCAAGGAGTCCGAATTAAGACTTTCCGTTCTTCAGCTTAGCTTGGAAGATGAGAGGCTTAAAAAGGAAGAGCAATTAATAAACCTTCAAGATCAATTCGCAAAAGGTCGGATAACAAGCATAGACGTTCTTGAAGAAGAAATTAAAAAAGTCAATGCTGAGTATAACAATACAACCAAGTCTCTTAACGATCAAATCGCCGCTCTTGAAATTCAGAAGGGGTTAATTGGTGCGATTGTTGGCGAATCAACTGCCTATGCAGACTCTATTGATCAAATCACTCGCGGGTTGGGCCAGCGTTCGGCAGACAATAGAGTTGGTCGCTTGCAGGCTAATGACTTGTCTTCATTAATGAACAACCTTTCTGAAAGGGCTGCTTTAGATGATTTATCTCAATCTGGATTGTCTGGCGAAGAGGCAATCGCTTTCTTGAGCGAAAGAATAGCTTTACGCGAAAAAGAGTCGGAAATTTCTTCGGCCCAAACAGAAGTCCAAAAAGTCCAACTTTCCCAAGAGATGGCCTTGTTGAAGGATATTTTCAGAATCAGAAAAGAAGGCGGCTCAACTGAAAAACAAATCTCCAAACTAATTGAAGCTCAAAACGCCCGACTAAAAGAGCAGCGCTCAATTAGCGGCGGAGTAGCGAATGCTCGGGCTCAAATGCAGGACGAAATGAATCAGTTTGGCTCTACTTTCGGAGAAACGGCCACAACAGGTTTTAGAGATGCTCTTTCTGATGCTATGAAAGCGGCGGCAGACAATACTGGAAATCTTCGCGATGCTCTTCTTGACGTAGCTTTAACTTTTGCCAATAAACTTCGCGATGCGGCTCTTGATAATCTTGCGAACATCTTGACAACTGGCACAACAGGAGAAGGTGGAGCTGTTTCTGGCGCTTTGAAATTCCTTAGTGGGTTATTCAGTGGCGGAGTTCAAGCTAAGGCTGCTGGCGGCAAAGTAACAGGCGGCACAGGAACAAAGGACGACGTTCCCACTCTTTTGATGGGCGGCGAATACATCATTAACAAAAAATCCGTCCAAAAATACGGCCCGCAATTCTTTGAAGCGTTGAATAATGGCTCTATTCGTGGAATGGCTACAGGTGGTCAATTCATTCCTGGGACTCGCGGCCAAGGAAAGATCAAGGGCAATAAAAATCTTCGTAATTTTGCTGGCCAAGCCTATACAAACGGAAACACAGATTTAATTGGAAACTTTGGAAGTGCCGCTGGCGCGTTTTTAGAACCCGAAAGCCTTCGTTTGTCAACGTTTGCTCGTCAAGCGGATAATCCAATGAATGCGGCGATTTCCGAAACAAAGGACCAAGCGCTCGCTCTTATTTTTGAAGATCAGAATCTAAGAAAACAATATAAAGAACAGCTCAAAGCTATAGCTGAAGCTGAGAAGGCGCAGGACGAAGCTCGTAAAGCTCAGTTGACTCAGTTGTTGATTTCGTCTGCGATTAGTGTTGCTGGCGCGGGGTTGAGTTATTACACAGGCGGTTCTGGAGCATCTACTTTAGGAAGTACGGATATGACTGGCGGAAATCCAGTTAGCCAATTACCTTCCGAATTGGCATATCTTCGTCAATCACCAACTGTTTATACAGGTTCTAGAAGCGTTATCAGGTCTTCATCGTCGGCGGCTAATGTTTCTCCGTGGAGAGCAAATACAATGCCTTTGCCTACTGTTGATAACGCTAAACCATTGTACAACACAATTTTTCCAACCGAACTTCTTCCATTAAACCCATATCACAACAAGATAGACCTTAATCAAGAATTTTATAGAAATGCTGGTGGAGTTGTCCCAGGAAATGGCTACAAAGACGAGACAAAAATCCTAGCCACTGGCGGAGAAGGTGTTGTTCAGCGTCGCGCTATGAAATATCTTGGCGCGGATAATTTAAATAAAATTAATTCGGGCGCAACCATCGGCGTTTCCGAAGAGAAGTCCGAGGAACTTAACGAAAGGCTTGTCGCGAAGCTTGATGAACTCTCTCAGAAAATGGGTTCTCAAAGCAGTGTCGTTGTTAATGTGTCTATGGATAAACAAGGCAATACCAAATCTTCAACTGAAGGCGACCAGTCTAATGACTCTAAGCGCTTAAACAGAATGATCGAAGAAGCTGTTGTTGGAATCTTGAAAAAGGAGCAAAGACTTGGGGGAGTTCTTAGAAAATGACCCAGTTACTAAACCAAGACAACATTTTTTACCTGAACGGCCAAAAACTTTCGGGCGTTTCTAATTTATCTCTTGGGTACACTAACCCACTTGAGAATTATTTAACTTTGGGCGCAAAGAATTTTGGTTATTTTTTGAATGGGCCTATCGAGTCATCCTTAGAGATTAGTCGTTCGTTGATTTATTCTGACCCGTTGTTAGCTTTTACGGGCGATTCTTTTTTCTCTGGGAACTTTTCTTATGGAGGCAAAAGCTATTCTTTTCAAAGCGGCTATTTGACCAATTATTCCGTGAGTTGTTCTGTAGGAGAAATTCCGCAAGTTTCTTCAAGAATTTCTATTTTAGGGGAATTTAAAAGCGGCGAAAACTTTTTGTCGGAACAAGTTAATGATGGTTTGTTTATCCCATCCCCAAGAACAATCTCTGTTTCTGGATTGGATTTCTCGTCAAACAGAGTTCGCTCGTTCAACTATTCTTTAGAAGTTCAGAAGCAGCCAATCTTCTCTTTAGAAGGTGGCAGAACGGCCCAATCAGTTAATTTTATTTCGCCCATTAATGTTTCTTTGTCCGTGGAAATTGAAATGGCCAATTCAGCTATCAGGGATTCTTTCTCTTACTGCGAAAAGAAGGCTGATGATTCTGTTATTATAACTATAAATGATCGAACGCTTAACAATTCTATATCTTCGTTTGAAGTTCCAAACTCTACTCTTCTTGGTGAAAGCGTCCAAGTTTCTAGCGATGGTCAACCTGTAAAATCCTTAACTTTTGGAGGATTTTTAGAGTGAGCGACTTATTTTACGATAGGGATAGAAACATTTCAGGCATCTCTGATTTAGAGACTATTGAATATCAGCCAATTTTTGGATCAAGCGTCACGTTTTCTACGAGAGCTAATTCTCTGACTTATCCAAACAGAGTCAACAGAAGAATGGGCCAATCCTTAAACTCTGTAATCGCAGAGTATGATTTATCTTTTCAGCTTAATGACGCTAACGCTCAAAAGTTAATCAACTACTTAGAATCTAGAAGCGGCGTTTTGCCCGTTTCTCTTTCTGACTCTTCTAGCATCTATAAGCCCATCACAGGTTTTGCTGATGAATTTTCTTGGGCCACAAAAGGAAATCTTGAAAACGACATATCCTTAAAAGCAGTTGTTGACAATCGTTCGCCGCAATTAAATTGGAGTGGATTAGCTTTTGTCGATAACACTTTTAAAATTTGGAAAACTGGGGAACTTGTTCAGCCTTATGAGATTAGATATTTTGACTATGACGGCCAAAATAAATTCAACAATTACTTTTATTGCACGGGCGAACATTTTTCAACTTACGAAAACGGCCCATTCTCCTCTGGAAGTTTGTGGACGCAAAATCTTTTCTTAAACGAGTCTCTTGATTATTCAATTTCATCAAAGCCTGATGTTTCAAAGATGGAGTTCAACAACTCTTTCTATTCTCGAATAAAGACAAAGAAAAACATTCACTCTATTGAAAACTTAACGCTGAAATTTGAAGGTCTTAGCGACGTTCAAACAAAAGCTATTCTTCATTTTGCGGAAAGTAAATTCGGCGAATTAAAATTTCAATATCAGATTCCAAAAATCTACAATCGCCCGAAAGTTTTTTATTGCCCAACGTGGAGGCATACATGGATTTTTCAAAACTCGAACACTGTTGAGTTGGATTTAGTGGAAGATTCGCTAGGCATTTTGCCCAAGAATAATTCTCCAAGCGTTTCTTTTTCTCAAAGAGATTCCACTGACCATTTAGAGTTCTCTCTCGAAAGCCAGAACGGCGCAACGGTTATCAAGTCAGGAGATATTCAAAATGTTTTCAGTGACGGGGAAATTAAAATTAATTGGCAAAACTCGCCCCAAACAGTTTCAATTTTCGGCGCTCCAGAGAAAATTGAGGCGCACAATCAGTTTTTGTGGTCGTTCAATGTTGCAGAATCTAGCTCGTTGAGAGAACTGGATTTAAGTTCTTGCAATCTTGAGACAATTAATTTCTCCAATAACAAGAAACTTTCTTACGTCGATTTATCAAATAACTCATTAAAGGAGCTTGACTTAGGCTTAATGAAATCTTTGAAGAGTTTGAACATTTCCAACAACAGAATCTCATCCTTGGATTTAACAAGGTGTTCTGGAATCACTGGGATTAAATGCGGCGGAAATAAGATTAGCGGCGCTTCTTTTTCTTCGGCCCTTGATGCTTTAGTGAACTACGAGAACTTTTCTGGGGAATTTTTAGCGGCAGATTCTAATTATGTGGATTTTGCCTCTAATTCTCCTCTGCCAGCCAGTTCATTAAATGATTTCGCCGTTCTTGGATGGAGAGGATGGAATCTTTCTTTCGATAACGCGAAAACGCCGCTAGATGTTTCTGGTTACGGTAAGCCAGTTTTGTATTTTAATCAAGACTCGCTAAAAGACAAGCAAAATGGAGAACATATATTCACTTGGGATGATTCTATTAGAAATTTTGATGCTTCTAGGATCGTTGTATCTGATAGCCTTAAGCCAGAAATTATAAAAGATGAATTTGCTGGCGGCAGAAGTGCTTTGAGATTTAATGGGGAATCTTGCTTGGCGCAGGTTAATTCTTTAAATTCGCCGATTCATTATTCTATTTTTGCCGTGGTAAAGCCAGCGAGTAGTGGAATGATGTGTGTGTTTTCAGATTACTGGAATCGTGGCATGTACGTTTCTGGCAACAAGCTCTTGTCAAAAACAAACATGGGAAGCACTCAGCTTGGGGAACTTTCTACTGGCTATAATGTTGTTGGTATTTATACGAGCGGCGTTGTTGTTTCTGGTTCAATTAACTCTCAAACACCAATTACTGGCGCTCCAAGACTTGGAACATCGAATATTGTTTTGCCAGGGTCGATTGGTCTTCCAAGATACGGCGCTAGCGGAATTTTAAGCGGGCAAAATGGTTTTGTTGGAGAGATTTCTGAGATTGCTTTGTTCACTGGCGACGTGAACTTTGGTAAAGTAATGAGAGACTTGGGCGCAAAACACGGATTGGAGATTTTATGAGCAGACATTACATTAAAAGCAACTCTATTCTTGTCGCTGTAGATTCTTACGATTCAGGCAACGGCGATCAAAGAGGCTTGTCGTTCTTGGGTCTTCAAGATTCTTTTGGCTTTAGCGTGGAGATTCCGAAAGTTTCAGCGGGTCAAGTTGGTTCACAAAAACTAGCTTACGAAGAACCTAGTTTTGCGCCAGAGATTTCTTTTGACTTGTCTTTCATTCCTACTCGGACTTTTGCTAATGAAAATGTTTTAGGGCTCAATTTTGGATACAATAATGAGTTTCTTAGTGTTTTAAATGGCCGCTCTGAGTCTAGCTTTAATGTTTATTTGTTTACCTCTGAAAAACAGTCGTATGACTTCATTAATCAAATTAGAAACGCCGAAAGTTTAAATGGCGTTGAGTGCTTGGCCTTGGGAAATTGTTTTATCACTCAGTATGGATTCTCTATGCGCGTGAGTGATTTGGCAAGAGCTACAGCATCTTTTGTTTCGTCAAACATTGAGGCAAGCATAGTTTCTGGCGACAGGGTAAAAATGCCCAACGTAGATTTAAACTCAGGAGATTCGCCGCTTCATTATTTATCTCTTGATTGGCCGCAAATTAGAGTAGCGCTTGACGAACTAACCAAAGAGGCTCAACCGATTTTGCCCACAACTGAGGTAAAATTCTATATGGGCGCGGAAAATTTAGAAACGCCGTCTGCAATTATTTCGCCGCTAAAAGATGCCAAGATTCAGTCATTAGACTTTGGACTTTCTATTCCTCGCGAAACGAGTTATCGTTTTGGCAGTAATTTTCCTTGCGGGCGCAAAATTAAATATCCTGTTCAAGGGCAACTCAATGTTTCGTCCATCGTTTCTCAGTATTCAACTGGAAGTTTTTCTGGAATCATGGGCGGAATGCAAAAACAAAATGTGGTTTTGAACTTTTTAGACCCCCAAGAAGTTTATTTATCGGGCAAAAGTTTTGCTGAATTATCTGGATTCTTGACTACTGGAACGCTCGGGCCAACTGGATTTTTCACGGAAAGCAGAAGTTTAAAATTAGAAGCGGCTAAATTAAATTCTTACTCCCAGAGTTTTCCGATTAATGAGTTGGTAACTTCTGAGTTTTCCTTTTCCTTCCAATGCAGCGAAAGCGGCGGACTGATGCAGAAATTTGGAGTCTTATCTGACGGCGCTCAACCTCCTCATTTATACTCATCTGATTCTAGAAAAATCTACGACCCAAGTGGAAATTTGCTGACTATTGACCCATTCTTGTATATTTACGACGAAAACTGTGAGAAAAATTACTTACTTGATGGCGAAAATAATTTAATTCTTGCTGATAACTGGACAGAAGAGGATATGAATGCTTGCTTATATGTTTCCCCTCCAAGTCCAGCGCCAGATATTTTGTCTGCTGCTTATCAAGGAGTGAACGAATCTGTTATTGTCGAGTGGCAACTTTCTGACGTTTTCGATTACCACGCACTAGAAAGATCAACTGACGGAACTAATTATCAAGAATTGCAGAGAATTTATACTTCAGATACCCAGTATTTCGATGAAAATCTTCCAGCTTTCGGAATTACTCTTTGGTATAGGGTGAAGGCTCATTATTTTGGCAACGTGACAATTGGAGCGCCGTTATCAGTATATATTCCCTAAGTGTAAATCTATCTAAGGAATATGGCTGGCGTTTTTTCACTTACAAACTCTTCTGCAAGACTTGATCAAGCGATCAATGCAGTTCACAGCGGACTTTTCCCCAACTCTTCTGGAGTTATTTACTCTACAGGAAATCAAACCGTCACTGGAAACAAGACTTTTGCTAGCCAATTAGTAGCAGATGGTCTTTTCAAGGCTTCTGGCAGCGTTTCTGGCGAGCTTTCGCCGCATTCTAATGGGTTGGTTCCTCTTGGCTCCCCAACGAAGCGTTTCGGCATGGCTTATGCGACGGGGTTTTCTGGTGACAACGCCCATTTCAATGGCAATGTTACGATTCTTGGTTCGCTAAACGCTAACATTAACATTGCCGCTACTGGTTTATCAGCCATAACTGTTACAGGAACAGGGTTCTTTGAAAACATTAGAGTAACTGGCGAAAGCTCTTTTGGCGGTACATCAACTTTTTCGGGCGCTAGCAATTTTTCTGGGAACAATAATTTTAGCGGCCAAAATGTTTTCGGGTCAACTGTTTCATTCAAATCTTCTGTATTTTTTGAAGCGGGCCAAAATGTTTCTGGCGCAGCTAATTTTAGAGGTGGCTTAATCGCTCATTCTGGAGTTACAGCTACAGGAGCTTTTTCTCACGAAGGTCGGGCAACTCTTACGGGTGATTTCTTTCACGACGGAACAATTCGTCAAACAGGAAATTCTTTTTTAATTGGGAATCTTAGTGTTGGTGGAAGCACTAATCTTACTGGCGATTTTACAGTAAATGGCGGCGCAGTTTTAGTTAAAGGTTCTACTTTTTTCACGACTGGTTCCAGCCCTGCTGACCGTCTCGGAATTAACCAGAACGTTGATCAAACTGGCGACTACAATTTAACAGGCTCTCTTAGAGTTTCCAGTCAAGCATATTTTACTGGCGGTGCGACTTTCAAAGGAACATCTTTCTTTGAAACCCAGAGAATTTCGGGCGATTTATTTCAAAGTGGTTCATCCACATTTACAGGAACTCAAACTGTCACTGGAAACTCTACTGTCGTTGGTAATGCTAATATTAGTGGCTCCACTAGAATCAGTGGCAACCTAACTGTTGTTGGCAATACTGGAAATTCTGTATCTTTTGAAACTTTTGTTAAGCCTTATGTTGTTGCTAGCGGTATTGGAACCTCTAGAATCGACACCTTGACAATGAGTAATTTTTGGAATGGCGGAATCGCTGTTGCTCCAGGAACAGGTATTTGGATCACGGCTTATTCTGGAAGAATAGGAGAGCAGGCTTTACTTTTGACTGGCTGTAGCACAAGCGCTGCTCATAACAATGACTTACCAACTGGCACGTACGGAAGAGTTATTACTCTTACCTGCGCTGGAATGAGAAACGGTTCTGGCGTTTGGCATCCACGTCTTTAAATGACACTGTGGCTGAATAGTTCACCAATCTTGTCTCTATGTCGCTCAAAAGGTGGAAATCCATAAAAATATCCAAACGAGCGGCTCATTTTTTCAGTAAGCTCTAGCAGTTTTCTCTGGCGCAATCCTTTATAAAGATAAACTTGTTTGATAAGCTCCTCGATTAACGCCAAAAACTTCATGGCGCGAACTATTTGAGAACATTTCTGAAATTCAGCGGGCGAAAAGTTGTTGGTTTTCTTGTATTCTTGAAGCAAGTGGTTTTCCATTTGCTCACTTAGAAAGAACTCGTATTTGAGAGAAAGAATGTCCAACAACCGATTGCCGCGAAAAGAATTTTCAAAATTAATCATGGAAAAACTTCCTTCGTGAAAAAGTAACCTTGAAGGAGAGATTTCGCCGTGACAAAAATTAGAGCCCTCCATTGAAGCGTCGTATAGGTTTTTGATGATGTTTTTGGTTTCCCCTGTTTCCTTGAAACATAAATCAATGATTTCCTGATCTTCGCCGAAATCTGCTTTGCGCAACTCTGAGTATAAAAAACTTTCGGCCCCAAAATAATTATCTGCTAGTTTTTCGCTGAACGAAGGAAGACTTTGACAATTTTCTTGCAGAGAGTTTAAGAACGACAAAAAACCCTGTTCGTTTTGAGATAGCGTTGATTTCCCAAAAGACGCGCAGTTGTCCTTGTTGATCCAAGTGGACAAAGAATAATTTGCGCCATAATCTTTAATTTCTCCAAGGCGAATTGGAATTGGAAATCCGCCGCCAAATTTTAATTCTTCCAGAGCCGCGAAATCTTTTTGCAAGGATTTATTTAAAGCGTCCAAAGATATTTTTGCCAAGAATTGGCCTTTATTTGAGACTATCCTGTAGGAATCGTAGTCATCGTTATTGTCAACAACAAAAGTTTGAGAAATTTCACCAAGATTATTTTTGGCCGCGATAGTTTTTAAGATGTTTTTTTCTGTGTCAGTTGTTTGAGGAGAACTGGCAAAAATGTAAACTTTATCTCGGAGAATGTTTTCGATTCGCATGTTTATATTAACGGAAAACCCCGAACCACCTTTCGATAGTTCAGGGTTTCAGAACATCTCGTTCTAAGGCATTTGATTAGTTGACACCAATTACGCTAGTCTTAGCTAGCTTGCGAAGGCGATTTTTGTTTCGATCAAAGACCGTGAGATAACAGCGTGTCATGCTGCGAGCTTGAGCGTTAAACCGCTCTCCTTGCTTAGTAGAAAGAGTGAAGAAGCGGCCTTTGGTTAGCTTTAGAGTATGTTCGATGTTTTCCATGTGTTTTAGGGGTGTGATATATTAACGGTTAAATTAGCGAGGTCTGTCGTTTATTTTATACTTTTTTAAGAGTCGCTCCTTTTGCGAATGAAAGGATAACGGCCTTGTTTTTGAGGGTAGTATAAGTTCCTCTAATAATAACTCCATCTTCAATTTCAAACCCTTCTGTTTTAATTGCGTGTCCATTTTCATCTGCACTTGTTTCAAGGATTAATTTGAAATTATTTTCATTTTGGCTCGCGACAATTTCTTGTTCTGGAGTTAGTTTTATAGATTTAACGGCTAGTGTGTGGCTCATGTTTTTACTTTGGTATGTGGTGAATTAACGTGTTAGGCGGAGAGTTTTATCTCTAAATCTGATTGTTTTCTGGATTTTCGTAGTCGATTGTTTCGTTGAATTTTTCCATTTCAGCATCACAATCGTTCTTGATTTTTTTAACAGCCAAAAAAGCGGCGCTACCAAAGTCTTCATTTGATCTAAGTGCTGCGTTAATTAGCGTCATATGTTCGCAGGCAATAGAAAAAAGATGAACCCTTTTTAAAAGGTATCCTAGTGGCAAAGGGTCTTTTAAGCCTCCTTCGCTTCCTCTTTGTAATGACTTTTGCAATAGTTGTCTAAATTTCTTTTCAGTAAATCGTGGTTTTTTCTTGGGCATATTATTTTGGGTTTTCAATTAATTTTGGGTCTTTTTTGCCAGCCTTCTTAAAAATTGTCTCTCTAAAATCATCACACATTTTCGATAACTCTTCTGCGTCAACTTCTGACAGTGGGAATCCGCTCTCAAACGAGATCCCTTGCTGTCTTGCAACAGGTGGAAGAATTGGTATTACGAAGTTAGGAGCCTGAAATGGTTTTAGTTGTAGGTTCATGTTGTTTAATAAGATAGTTCTTTTATGACTCGCCTGTACAGCTTAGCTTTTCCCTTGCAGTCATCTGAAATTGTAACGCAGTTTCCCCATGCGTCGTATTTTTCTGAAAACGAAACGGTATTGACTGTCAATCTAGCGTATTCCTCCAGTTTCTCAGCTTCTTCAGTCAAGAGTCGCGCCAAAAATTTTGGCTTTTCAATGATCGTTTTAATATGTTCTCTTGCGTTCTCTGGGATTTTCATTAATGGGCTATTTTTATTCACGACAGTTCGATTTTATTATTTTCAGCCTTTACATTAATGGTTTTTGGCCTCTTGTCAAGAATAAACTTTGCCAGCGGCACATCTAATTTTCGCCGCACTGTTGTTTGAATTTCTCGCGAGTGGGAGTTTTGGGCTTTAATTTCTTTTAGGAGCATCGGGGCCACACTAGAGTCAATAACCACTGACACGCCAGAGTCTCTTAGTTTTTCAACTGTTTGGTTAATGAACTTGTTTAGGATATTAGTCATCATTTCGTCACTCATATCCTTAAACACAACAATCTCATCTACTCGGGCTCGAAATTCGGGCGCGAAATCTTTTTGCGCCGCTTTTTCGTGATGATCTGTTGAAGGCTGAACGTTAAACCCAAGACTTTTTGGCGGCTCGCTTCCACTGTTTGTCGTGAGGATAACGATTGTGTTGGTGAAATCAACCCTGAACCCTTGACCATCAGTGAGATAACCGTCATCCATGATTTGGAGTAGGAGGTTGTGAATGCTTCTGTCTGCTTTTTCAATTTCATCGAATAGGACGACGCACGATGGATTATGCTTTACAAACTCAGTTAATCGCCCGCCATTTTCATATCCCACGTATCCAGCCGTTGTTCCAATGAGTGAAGAGCTAGAAAAACGCTCTGAGAACTCGCTCATGTCTAGTTTTAGGATAGCTTTTTCGTCTCCAAAATAATGAGCGGCCAAATCTTTTGAGAGTTGTGTTTTGCCGAGGCCAGTTCCTCCAACAAACATAAACTTTCCGAGTGGTTTGTTCTTATCTCTGAGTCCCACTTTTGAACATAGCAATACATCGCATACTTTGTCAATCGCGTGATCTTGACCAAAGATTGCGACCTTTAGTTTATCCGCCAACCCATCAATTCCAGACGTTTGCAGTTGTTTTAGTTGGTTTTCAGTGATTTTGTGTTTTTCGGCGAAAGTTGCTAAGGCTTTTTGAGGAGTAATCAGAGGAACGTTTTGTTCGATTTGTTCCATCCATTTGTTGAGTTTTTTGGCCCACTTTTCTAGCTTGCGATTAAATTTCTCAAACTCAGGAGAGTTTTCCTTCATGTTTGGGCTGACTTTATCTATAATGTTTTGCCACTCTTCGTGTAGTTTCGGCGGATGAGTAAAATGCTCATTTTTTGAACGCGCCCCAAGAAAATCTAGAGTGTCAAATGCCTTTTCTGGAAAACGGCGATATGGAACGAACTTTTCGCAAAGGTCTAAAACCATGTCGATTGTTTCGGGCGGGAACTCTGCAAAGTGACATTCTTCTAGTTCGTGAATGGAATTGATTAGAATTTGCCGCGTTTCTTCTTTTGTTGGCTCTTTGACTCTAATGATCTCAAAAAGGTTTGCCATTGACTGGTCTTTTTCAATGCTCTTTTTATAATCAGCCTGAGTAACCGTCGCAAGGCAAGAAACATTTGGGCGGGCCAAAATACTTTTCAAAAAGTTGGACACATCACTTGGACCTTCTTTAAATCCGCTACCAGACACTACTTGGAAATCTGGGATAACCAATACAGCATTACCATGGCTCGCTAATTCTTCTGACAAGTTTCGGAATCGACTTTCGATAGAGCCCATCATTGCTGTGCCAGCTACAACAGCCGTAACATCTAGTTCAAAAAATGTTTTGGCCCGCAATACTTCTGAGCTTTTGCCGCTGTTAATTTTTTCAATAACGCCGCGAATAATACTCTTACGGCCAACGCCCGCATCACCAATCAAAACAGCGTTGCCCTTTTTATGTCGGCAAAGAATATCTAGGATATTGGAAATTTCTTCGGCGCGGCCATAAATTTTCTGAGGCTCAGTTCCGTATTCAAATGATAAGTTTTTGCAGAATCTTTCGATTGTTGGAAAAGTTTCTTTGCCGCTTTCTTCGTCGTCACTTTCTGAGTTTCCTTTGAGGGTAAGCATGTCAGATGTTTTCTCTAAGATACTTTCGATAGGATAATCGTAAATCCCGAAATAACTCCTAATAGTTGGCGAAGAATTAAGAATTTCGTGAAAAACATGCTCTGTATCAAAGAACCCAAAACCAAGAGTTTCGGCGGAATCTTGGGCTTCTTTTAGGACTGAATTATATTCTTCTTCGCAATCTTCAAAAATCTTTGGAAACACTTCTGGCAACTTGTCGAGTAAACTGGCGCTAACAGCATCAGCGTCAATTCCAAATGTGGCCAATAAAAATTTAAACTTACTCTCCTTTAAGAGTTGCGCGAACAAATCGACAACATTGTTTGGGCGGCTATTCTTTTTTGCTGATTTTTCGGATTGTTCAAGATGGTAAAGAAGGCTGGGGGTTTTTTGCATATGAGAAGGTTAATCTGGGATAGTGATTTCGTCAATTACTTTATGGTAGATAGATTTAATAGACTTTTCGTGCCGAGACTTTTTTTCATGAGCCTCCTTGATGGTGCTAATGAGTTGTTCTTTTGAGTCAAAACGTTTCGGCGTACCGTTTATATCGTAAGGTTTTCTTAACTCTTCTAGTGATGGCGTAAGATAAATACATCCAAACCTTTGTTTTGCATAAAACCATTTGCCAGTGTCGTTGCCTGTTTCGTAGATTCTGTATGTTGTCATATTTTTAATTACTTCACTTGTGAAAGGCGGGTATAAATAGTTTCTTCGACAATTGAGAACTTGTCAATCATCAAAAGATCGCCAAACTTCTTCCCTACCACCGTTACCACAGAATCTTCTTCTGGCACTGGTAGTTTTTCTTCAAGGTGGCGGGACCATTTGTTGTCTTTGGCATTATCACCAAACATTCCAGATAGTTTGCCACTTTCATCAGAGATAGAAAGCATCATGTATTTATTGCCTTTTTTGGAGGTTGTCTTTTTTACTTCAGTCACTACTCCAACAATACGCACAGTTTCATTATCGTCAAGAGAATTAAACTCTAGAATGGGGGTAAAAGAGTGTTTTGACTCTTCAAACACTTCTCGTAAGGTATAACTGTATGAATACCCAAGCATTTCGCGCTCGAAATACCAGTTGCAGAATTTTTGGTGGCGAATGTTCTGGTCATAAATGGCTTTGTATTTACCATGCTCATCTCTCAACTTTTGAATACGCTTTTCAGTGAACGCGCTTTTGTTTTTTGCATTAATGATTTTTCCTTCCGCGCCATCTTTTAGAGCGGCGAAAACGTCGTAATTATGATGCTCACCAAGCTCAAGAACAGCGAATTTTTCGTTCTCTGTGAGCTTATTAAACATCTGAGCTTCTAAGACCGTTTTGCAGCGATTTTCCCCAAAGGAATCCAAACATCCAGCCTGAATAAGAGTACAGAGAACGCCAATATTAAGCCCGCAGTCTTTGGCGGTTTGAAATACTTCGTACTTGTTTTTAAATTCGTGGCCGCGAAATGTTAGGAGGTTTTGGATGCTCTTTTCTGAGATTCCTTTGATTGCATCCATGCCAAATCTTAAGTTGTTCCCCTCAATAGAGAAGCTTTCCTTTGATTTTGATAGGTCGGGCGGGAGAAGTTTAATATTAAACAGACCTAGCTCTTGGGTGATTTTAAACACTTCGGCGAGAGAATCTGGCTCATATTTAGACATTATGAGCAGTGATAGGAAAAACTCTTTAGGGTAATTGAATTTAAGATACGTGCAAATTTCGGCAGTTGAGGCATAGGCGACGGCATGAGAATTACTGACGCAAATATCATTGCAGAAGAAATTATGATCTGGGTCGTCAATTTCTAAATCAATGGTGTTTTTAATTCCGATAGGTGTGATTTTTTTTATTTTGAATGCCTTCATTTGATATTATACTGCGTGCAAATTACCTTATACGATTTTCTAAAGAATGAATCTAAATCCTTTTCTTCTTTTAAAGAAGCTGCCAAAGCTATTGGTTTCTCCCCATCAAGGATAAAAAATCTATTTGAACGTAAATTTAGTCATATTGATAGTCGATTTGTTATTGACGGTAGAGATGAAATCTTAACCGTATTAAAGGATTTGTCAACTGGAAAAATTTACAAAACACTTAATTCTAAAACATTGGGCATTTCTGCTGGGTTCAAGCCAACAAGAAAAGATATGCTTGCGTTTTGCACTTTAAAAAATAATCGTGCTTATATGGCGACAATAGGAGGAATAAAATTTAAAAATCTTAATACCAATCCAGTTAAAGTTCAATCTTATTTAGATAAATACAACACAGAGAGTCGAAGGGCAAATCAAAAGGAAAACCGCGCAAAAAATATTGAAAGAGATAAAAAGAAAATGCAGGAATGGAAAGATCGGAATCGCGCTCATATGAGGAAGTATAATAATACCTATACTCTTTCCCGACGAGAGAAAGATATTTCTTTCAGAGTGAGGATGAACCTTCGTGCTCGATTAAGGATGGCTTTGATTGGAGAAACGAAGAGCGGTTCCATACTTGATTTAATGGGATGTTCGATGGATTTTTTAAGAAATCATATCGAAAGTCAATTTATAGATGGTATGTCTTGGAATAACTACGCTAAAGTTTGGACCATTGATCATATTATCCCCTGTTCGTTTTTCGATTTGTCTATTGAAGACCATCAGAGAATGTGTTGTTATTATAAAAATTTGAGGCCGCTTTGTAAAATTGAAAATAGCAAAAAATTCAATCATTTACCAGACAACTACCGAAGCTTTATCTCGGATAACCTCATTGAAGCATCGCTTTATCCCGTCACTGCATACAAACTTATGCTCGCTGGACACGCGAATCTTTGATCCATTTTCCAGTTCGACCTCAAAGATTTCTACCTTATTTTGATAAGTGTTTTTTACGGTAGTTTTTTTGCGTCTTTGAGCTTCAATGTCCCATGAATATACGGAATCTCCAGAGAGTATGTCTTTAATCATTTTAGGGCCATCCTTCGTATTTACGATTTCGTCTTCAAAAATGCAGCGATTAAATG